GATGGGCCCAATCTCATAACCATCTCATCTTTGTATATACGGCTAGCGAACGACTCTGGGCCAATTTTGTTATCAGCAACATAGAGAAAGCACTCAACATCAAGATAGAGCGCCCCATCTTCACACGTAAGAACTGCTCATTTCAAAACGGCGTCTACCGTAAGAACACCAGGCCTCTTGTCCCAATCATCTCCAAGATCATGAAATCAAAAGGATACATTACAACCCCACAACAGATCCCTCGAATGACCATCATCGACAACCTCAATACGTATCATGCTATGGACCAGCCCAATCTAGTAGTATGTCCAAGCTATAACTACTTGTATCCAGAGAACATTGCAGCAGCTATCTCTCAGAAACAGTTTCAAGACAATGCATCGGCTGTCAACTCCATATTAGAGAAGTATATCCCGAATTACCACTCAACAAACGACTATTGGACATTTCAGAAGCGTATGAGTGTAGCCTATCTTCTCTTCATCTCTGAAATGAACAAACAGTCGGGTTCAGATAACTTTTGGGGTGTATTGACAACATTCTTGAAGACACATCCCAAACATAGATATGCCAAGTATATAAACAGACACGTCATTCGTAAATAAACACAAACAAATGGCGTCACAACAACAACTGATCAGTTTTGATGTAGGTATTCGTAATCTGGCATACTGTATACTCGATCAAGACTCGAAAATAGTCAATTGGAAAAAAGAAGATCTAGGATGCAAACGACAAGATATGCAAAACATCTGTGAATCTGTTACACAACTGTTGTATTATATAGTCACTGAAGAGGTAGACCCAGCCAAGCCCATCACAGTCCTTATAGAGGTTCAAATGCAAGCTGTGATGAAGTGTATTCAGACCGCTATCAATGTGTTCTTTAAAACTGCAAAACTAACAGGACTGATTACAGGTGACCTCAAAACCGCATATGTATCTCCCAAAGTAAAACTGAATTTTATCCAGAGCCATCCAGAGTTTGAGCAGCTCGAAGCTGTCGCATTCACGCGAAGGTATCTGACCTCCAAGAAACCCGACCCATTGGCAATGGAAGTCCTCGAATCCCATAAGAAAGCCGACGACATCGCAGACTGCGCACTCCAAGCACTAGGCTGGCTCTGGTCCCAACAACCCAAAGCACCCAAACCCTCAAAGAAATAAGCAGAAATAACGCATAGAGATAATCATCAAGGACAGTCACGAAGTTTAGAAAAGGGAAGGACTACAGTGGTACATACCTGTCGATAACAACTCCAAAAAGGGAGGGTCTAGAGGGCGCAGGCCGTAGGCCAAGCTAGTTGTCGGCTCTGCGAGCCACAACAACCGTCGGTTCCCTCACGCGTTTGAAAGCATATAAACATTATACCCCAAATTAATAACTAGTAGACCCAAGTGATGGACCTCAATGACCTCGGCTTAGAGCTGCTTATGAACAAAAAGAAGATCTCAAGTGATGCTGTATCTGTACTCTCCGGTTCTAGCGATGGTGGTGGCGGTGGCAGCATGCCACAAGGCCGTCCCACATTCACTCCCAACAACAATGGCGAAGCCATGTCAGTCCGCAGTCTAAGCGTCTCCGAAAGCCCCTCTGGCTCCGGCGCAGATGAGGACGATTACGATGAGTATGAGGAAGACCCTTACGAAGCACCCAAGGTCGAACAGGTGAACGTCGGTTATGACTTCAAGCGCCCCCGTCCTCGTACCCCTCAATCCGCATCTGAGAGTGGTGAGTATAGCGAGGAACAGTCAGTGACCGAGTATCCTCGCCGCATGTCTAATGAGGAGATTCTTCAAGCTAAACAGGAGCTACTCTATCAGTTCGACCGTCTAGAGAAGAAGGGTATGCGCCTCCCCCGTAAGTTCACCATGCAATCGAGCCTAGATGATATGAAGGCCGAGTTTGCCCGTCTAAAGCGCGACCGTGAGATCGATAACAGCGTCAAGTTTCAACGCAAGGTGATGATGGCCGTAGTATCCGGTGTAGAACTTCTGAATAACAAGTTCGACCCTTTCAATATCCAACTGAATGGTTGGAGTGACAGCATTCACGATAATATCGATGAATACGATGACGTGTTCGAGGAGCTACACGACAAATACTCTGGCAAGGCCAAGATTGCCCCTGAGCTCAAGCTACTGATGATGCTAGGTGGCAGCGCTTTCATGTTCCATATGACCAACAGTATGTTCAAGCAGTTCCCTGGTGCTGAACAGGTCTTCAAAGAGAATCCCGACCTTCGTCGTCAGTTTGCAGCAGCGACTGCGAACACAATGTCAAAACAGAACGAGGGTAATGGTCTATTCGGCGGTCTGAGCAACATGTTCAGCGGTCTATTTGGTGGCGGCGGTGGTGCTCCCCAAAATGCCCCCGGTTCTTTCAACCCTCCCCCACCTCCCCCAGCTTCCCCTCCCAGGCCCGCAGGCCCTCGCCCTCAAATGAAGGGTCCTTCCAATATGGATCAGATCCTGCGCGAGCTCGAGATCCCTCCTCTGAACAACGACCGTATTGAGATGATGTCGACTGTGACTGATAGCGAGCTAGGTGATGATGCTAGTCTGAATGGACTACTCATGAACAAAAAACGTGGTAAGCGTGCTGTGAAGAGTGGGTTGACCCTGGACATCTAAGGGGGGAACTGGCGCTCCCCCTAGCCCCCTCTTCAGATGAAACTATATCAAAAATCTCCCATAACCCCTGCCGCTGCATTTTCATCTCTCTCACCCCCTCTTATGTAGAATTTGAACACGCAATTGATTGATTTATGTTTTTAAATTGTGTCTCGTTTGTTTTATGCAATATTCATATGCTGGGCATGTGAATCTTTTATGCCTTGTTGCGCACACATCGTTTAGTCTCCGGGTTCAGTACTTTGTCAACCGGGCATCTGATCTCCTTGCTCTTCTCTATATACTTATTGATATCTAGATGATCCAAAGAGTCGAGTATGTCTACATCCATTTTTACTTTTCTGCGTAGGCATAGACGCTCTACCGAGATATAACTGCCCGTCCCAGCACAATAAACGTAGTTCAGACCGACATATGGATCTTTAGCTAGAGCATACATACCCAGAACCTCCTGTAAGCGCTTGACATCTCCACCTTCTTTTGCCCTATTATAAGCACGAACGGCGAACTTCTTGGAAGCATCATCACTCTCTTCTTCATCGCGCAGAAACACTGTCATCCACCCAGCAAAGCGCTTGATCATTGCCAAGTTCAGTAGTCCATTCCTATGAGACAGAGACCGTATAAACTTCAAAGCCGGAACACAGATCTTGTGTGAATCACACTCATAAAAGCTCATGAACACAAGAGTGAACCATAGAGACCATGTGTGACAGAACACGTTTTGATTATTGTAGCTCCGTTCGTCTTCTTCCTTTTTATCACCGGCACCGGGTTGCAACACATTGCGGAACACCAGTCCTTCTACTGTAGGCACCCCTGCTTTTGACAACTTCTCAAAAGAGTACTTAAGGAGATATACGATCTCACTATGATCTGCATTCGGATTCTTCGAAGCTGAATCAAAAATATACAGCTTATTGACACGAGGGTCATACGCAAAACCGACATAGTGCTGTGTTCCTGCACATTTGTATTTGGGACTCTCACTACCGCGCATATAGTACTCCAGGGGGAGATCTATAGAGATGATACCCAGTATGTTCTTACGAGCAGATATGGCCCGACCATATGCAGCCTTCCACCCTTGGAACTGTTTGTCAGCTGTAGGATGTTTCCCAGTCAGAAAATAGTCTACAATCGGCCCAGCCGCCTCTTCTAGCGCAGCATGTTCTTCAGCAGATGCTTTGGACAGGTCATGTTTAGCATACTTGCGTTTTGTCTTTTCAAGAAGAGTATAGAACCCATTGAAGTCGACTGCCTTATCGGAGAGATCCAGGTTTCCCGGCTTAGGAAGCACGGCAAACTGTTTGGACTTTCCATATCGACGTAAGAAGGAGTTGACAATCTGCGCAATATCGTAATCCTGTAGAAGTTTGGCATAGTTCTCTGTAGATTTGTCTATGATGGGCCATGACACATGCACTTCTTCGTCTGTTGACACGGGAGTCGTTATAGGAAACGTGAGCAAAGTCTTAGCTAGCTGTTTCTCAAGAGATGAGATCTGCATCACTCGCTGGCGCTTTTATTTGAATGAAGAATGAAAACCAGGGGTTCACTACTGCTCATCCTTCTCTAACACCATATAGTTTTTAAATTATGGCCTAACCCCAATTGAATATGTCAATCTTCTAAAACAGTTAAATAGCACACCACTCGTCTATAGACCATAAACAGCATCACTCTGCAGTCGCTAAACTTTCCGCAAAACCACTATCAAAACCACCAGAATCAATGGTATAAAACCGGCTGTCCAACACCAGAACCGTCCTTCTGTTCGTCCCTTGAAGTATATAGAGCCAAACAAGAAAGACAACACAATGCAAATAACGAAGATCCAGTTTATAGGTCTCTCATAGTGCTCATAAGCGAGAACGCACAATGTCAATAAGAACATCGTATACATACCAACTGCGATATAGCCCCCTTGGTAGTTCCATGCCCAAAATAAGGATCCGCGACTTGATTCAGTGACCAAAGTATAGTCGATTCCAAACCATGCATAGATGGAGTATACAACAGCTACAATCGTATATACTGGCAAGAGCCATCTTGTAATTGGTCCAACCCGTTTCTTGTCTAGCGCTACGATTGCCAGTGCCAATACAAGTGGTTGTAGATGGTTTGTGATCATAGCTAAACGAGTCACGAACGCATTGGTCGCATTCTTCGTTTGGTTATGCCACAAAATATAGTCATACAACTGCATCAAGCTTACAAATAGAAGAAACGCAGCTAGTGACTTAGAGTAGGTATATAGAATAGCGCATCCTATGAGACTCGCCGTGAAGCTTACTAATGAACTTGCTGGTGTGTAGCACATTTACTTTTTATTAGGCAATTTCTCGTGTCCATTCCAATATAGGCCCAATTGGATGTTCGACTGACTCATTCAATCCAAACATCTCAAAAGGGCGGCGGTTAGTATTCCACCCGGAAGTTTCACTCTTCAATACTGCGATCTTGTACAGACCTGTTCTATCGACTTCGTAAAAAGCTCTCGATGCATCCTCCACACACTCCGTAACACAGTGAATAAAATGCTCGCAGTAACTGTGGTCATATTGTGCCTGTGACACAACTATGTATATAGTCATTATGATTGAATGCTCCTACACACTTATATACATTGGTAAAATTTTTGTGTTTTGTCTCTCTTCTGTTTTTTATGGGTTTTTTTGTTCTGGAGCTTCTAGAAAGCATAAGCAGCATCGGGCACGTGCATTCCTGTATCATAGAACCACCGCATGAACTCCTTTGGTGCGTCGTAATCAAACAACACTTCACTGTTCTCATCCAGGTCTTCGCCACTCATCTTCTTGAGCCAATTGGGGAACATCTTGTCTGCAACCACACTGCACATATCGTGACCCAGAACACCCCTCAGCCCCAGAACAGCCGCCAGCTTGTTCTGACCCATGTACTTTGCACAAAGGGAATCTATGACATCCCTATTCAGATACTTTATCTGAGTGTTCCCCTTCCCAAACACACCTAGCAAAGCCTCGGGAATACCCTCCTCAAACTCTCCAAAACAGTTCATCTCCACCATGTTCTGCATGTTGTGCTTCTCAACATCTGCATAGAGATCCCCCTGAAACACATAGTCAGTGTCCATATAGTTCGTATACGCCCCATTCACATCCCAAATGAAGATAGTATTCTCGTCAGCGATATAAGCAAGCTTGCAATAGTAAGCACCCGTGCTCTCCTCAGTGCTCAACTCGAGAAACATTTCATACATGTTCTCAACCCCGTCAATATGCACAAAGCGTGCAATCTTTGACAGACCCATAAACGATCCAGCAGGAGCATAATAGAAGATCGCATTAGGGTCCTCGGGGACATTCCTGGTGACAATAGGAGACTTAGCTTTAGCCATTTTTAGGGGTTTTGGGCGGTGCCGCGGGCCGCCAATGAGAGAGAGCGTGAGCTTGAGAGCGTTGTGAGCGTGTGTGTGTTTATATGTGAGCGGCAAAGTCGATTAAACCCAATCGACTCTTTCGATTTTTCATCGAATATGGCCGATTCCTCGAAATATTTTTCAACCCTTCTATTAGTCTAGATATGACAAGTACATGGACATTAGATGGACTCCCTACAACAGGCTTAGATAGCTTCTATGAGACCAACATGTTCACAACGGGGTCGACACTTCCTCTCGATGTTTTGAGTCAATTAAATGCGCCACCCACACAGTGTCCAGATTACAATGAACTCAGACGCCAGGTCTATGAATTCGCTCTCGAACAACAAGAGTCGTCTACGTCACCCTCTCTATTGCTTTCCGGTAACCTATCAGAAGAAGAGCTCAGCGAACTTGAACAGATCAAGAAGTACAGTAAGCTCGGTCTTGACAAGCTAAAAATCTCCCTCCGTAAGTATCAAGACCTTATCAAGAAAAAAAAGAACACCCAATCGGCTCTCGACCGTATCTATAAGCACCGCACAGAAGCCATCTATGCACTTAGACGTCTGGATGACACGGGCAACCCGGACAACCCAGAGATAAAACAGATACAAGATGAGATAGAGGCTCTGATTCTCTCAAAAGCATCTAAGCACGAAGAGCAGCTGAAACAGCTTGAACAAGAGATCAATCGTGAACGTGCCGTAATCGCCTACTTTGAGGACTCCTTCCGCCTGCACAAAGATTTCAAATCGTATTCCCCTTGTATGTCATGTATGCATTCTGAGGTGAATGCATTTCTGATCCCTTGTGGACACACATTCTGCCACGACTGTATCAAAGGGTATGAAGCTAATAATAAGTCGCGCACATGCCCTTGCTGTCGATCGCAATACAACAATATTGGACGTTTATTTATATAGACTTGGACAAATCTATATTTATATTGTCGCCATCACCTCCTCTTTTTTGTGCGTTTACAGTAGAAAGTAACCGCAACTATGGCCACCGCATGCAACGGCTACGTCGAAGTAGTCGATCAAGCAGCACCCCGTTTCACCAATGCAGCTCAATGCGATCTGGTCATGTACACGGACAACAGCAACCAGAGTATCCATATGGGCACTATAACCGGAGCACAGTCTGCGCTGACCATTACAAACAGCAACATTCAAGCTCGATTACCTATTCTAGCTTCTAATAATGATTCCAGCAATGCGCCTGCATATACGTGGTCTGGTGATACTAACACGGGAATGTATCATTCTAGTGCGGGTGTAATTGGATTTACTTGCGCAGGTAGCAATACTGTTACAATAAACACCAATGGTGTAGCAAAGAGTAGTCTTCCATATGAAATCCAATGTGGATACTACAATAGTGGCGCTGCATTTGGAACAATTACATTCACAACTCCATTTTCAACAGCACCAGTTGTTACAGCAACCGTCTCGCCAACTAGCGAAACTCCAATTTATTCAATCATTGTTAAGAGTGTCACATCAAATTCGTTCTACTTCGTGAAGCGCGCCCATAACGATCAAGCATCAGCGATCACAAATGCAACAGATCCGTTCTACTGGATAGCAGTTGTCGTCAAGTACTAAATTTAATGTTTACGCACTACACATCACACAACCACCCTCGTCTTCTTCAACTTTCTTCCCCACACCCCCTCCAGTCACAACCGGCTCCATAGTAACCTTCTGCGCCATAGCACGTGGGCGTGTTCTCAAGTAATAGATCCCCGTCTTCAGTCCCGCACCCCAACTGTAAAAGTGCATACTGCTCAGCTTCTGATAAGTCGGATCTTCTACAAACAGATTCAGACTCTGTGACTGACACACATATGCACCACGATCAGCCGCCATGTCAATGAGCACCTTCTGTTTGATTTCCCAAACGATCTTATAGATGTCGCGGATCTCATGTGGGATCTCCGTAATACCCTGGATACTTCCATCGGCCATGATGATCTTATTCTTCATTTCTTTATTCCAAAGACCCACAGCTGCTAGGTCTTTGATCAGATACTTGTTCACTAGAATGAACTCACCCGCGAGCGTCTTTCGCTTGTAGATATTACTAGTGAACGGCTCAAAGCACTCGTTGAAACCCATGATCTGGCTGGTGCTAGCTGTGGGCATCGGTGCCAGTAGCAAGCTATTGCGCATTCCATACTTCATGATATCAGCTTTGAGCACATCCCACTCGTATCGTCCCTGAGTAGGCTTCACACCCCACAAGTCAAACTGCAAGCGCCCCAAACTAGCAGGTGAGCCATCAAATGTGGAATAAGCACCTGGATACTTGCTTCCAACCAGGTCACGCTCGAACTCATTCCAGTTCAAGTTATAATCAGCAGCCCCCGCCTCGATTGCTAGATGCCGCTTCTTCGCAATCTCCATAGACTGTTCAACAGCAGCATGATAGATGGTCTCAAAGATCAGCCGATTGAGCTCACGTGCTTCCGCGCTATCAAACGGCATCTTCATGAGCACAAATGTATCAGCCAGACCTTGAACACCAATACCGATAGGACGATGACGCAGGTTGGAGCGGCGAGTCTTGGGGTGAGGATAGAAGTTGATATCGATGACTTTATTTAGATTTTTAGTAGACACCTTGACGACTTCATGCAATTTCTCAAAGTCATAATAAGGCTTATTCGTCTCTTTATTAATTTTAACATAAGTCGGTAGGCAGATTGAACTCAAATTACAAACGCTGCTCTCTCGACTATCTGAATATTCGATTACTTCACTGCAGTTGCCTATCAAAATTCCATTAAAGATTCCCATATGTCTTTTAGGTTCATTAAAACAATATGTATCGCCATTTTCTTCATTGTCAACAATTCCACTAATAGTGATAAATCTTTTATTTTCACGAACAGGAAGTCGGATATTTTCTAGATCAAGCCTTTTTGGTGAAAATCCCATCTTTGTAAGCTTGTACACATTTGTTCCATCAATACATACCCTGTATTTTGCTCGGCACTTATATAGCTTTGATCCTCCGTTACCATCGGGCATAGGATACATACCAGCATCCCGTACTTTTTTCATATGGCATGCCACTCCCAGCGTGTTGAGTAGGTAAACCACTTGTGTAAGGAACTCATACTCAACAGATGTCACCTGAATACTCTTTGTTCCATCCTGTTCAATAACAGTTCCATCACCATCTAGATATCCTTCTAGCCACCTGATCTTTGTGTTCAGTGTATAATCTCCTAGTGGGACAAAGAACTTGGGTTGCATATCGAAATGCATTGCTACATCCAATCTATTGCATTCTTCATTCACATTGAAATACCTCCAGCTGATATGTGTAAGCAACTGTTGCTTATCACCGTATAGCCATAGCATAGGTTTATCTTCGTTTGACTGTGCACAGCAGATATCATCATCTTCATCATACATTTTCCTATATCCAATGTGTCTCTTGCAAAAGTTTCCCTCTTTTCGCTTGAAACTGCAGCGGTGGCGTTCAGACTCATCATATTTCTCAAACGTACCTTCTGCAGCAAATAGACCCTGTGTGTATGGGTCTTTAATCTCTTTTGTACCTGTATTGATTGTTGGGAAACTAAATCTGACAATGCGCATGCCAATCTTCAAGTCTTTAGCTTCAATAATCTCAGGGATGCTTTGTTTAGACGGTGTAGAACTAGTCTCGATATGAAACTTATGATATGGAGTACATTTAACACTCATACCATTACTACAGTTCACTGTAATTAGGGGTTGCTCTGCTCCCGTTTTCATAACTTCCACCTCACTAAACTCTTCACCATTCCATACATTCACATATTGCCCAGCCACACTCTTGATCTCTACATACCCCTGATCAGTCAAAATCTGTGTATCACCTGCTACACACAAATTACTCGACTTAATCGTACCCAGGTTCTGCTGATTGCTCTTGCGATTAGCCGCATCTTTATAGCAGATATACGGCACACCCGATTCGATCTGCGACTGAAGAATCTTGAACCAGATCTCTTGAGCTTTCACCTGCTTGACAAACTTACCAGCGCGCTCATAACCCTCATACAGTTCTTCAAAACGCTCACCCCACACATCACTCAGTCCCTTGCATTGATCGGGACACATCAGCGACCAGACCCCATTCTCACGCACACGCTTCATAAACAGGTCCGGAACCCATAGCGCATAGAACAGATCACGCGCCCTCTCTTCCTCCGCACCTTGAGGAAGCTTCATCTCCAGGAACTGCTCCACATCCGCATGCCACGGTTCTAGATAGACCGCAATAGAACCGTTGCGACGACCACTGTTGTGTACCAAACCCATATCTGTAGTGTAGTTATGGTTGTCTTGAATGTTGAGATCATAAACGGGACCAGAATAATCTACTTCTAGAATCTCAGCCACACGCGTCCACATGATGCCATCATGCACAAAGTAGTTAGCCCGTTTGCTGACAGCCACATGTTCGAAGATGTCTGCAATGAATCCATGCTTTGGAATGCGAATGTTATATACATATGCAGTACTCGCACCAATGTCCTTCTCAATGCACCCACCCGATAGCACACCCATCCTCATAAGGATGTAACGCAGAGAATGCGCCAACTTGCTAGATGTCGTATAGTGATGCACTTCATGAGCCACACCTCCATCAGTTTCCAATACACCATGTACTAGAGCACGTGTCTTCTCCTCAGGTAGATGATGCCACTTCTCTTTGATGATCTTTTCACCATCCTCGTCATATAGATCGTGATAACCGATTGGCACTTTGCAAGTAATTGGCCAGCTAATGCACAGAGAGTTCTGCACTTCATCATAGTCTGTGTGGAACTGAATACCCGACTTGGTCAGATAGCTCTTTACAAAGTTGAATGTCTTGAGTTTGCTGCTGTCTCCTAGCTCTACACCCATCTCATTTGTATCTCTGTAAACATAACCAGAGCTAACCATGATACCATACATACGGAAGAACTCTTCGTCGTTGAAAGGATCATCCTCGATATGACGAGGAATGGGGAAGCCCATCAGGTCGTTCTTGGTCAACTCGCGAGCAGCAACATACTTTGGCCCAATCGTCCCACACCCAATCTTTCGCTTGAGTACATCATAGTCCATCCGAGCAGCTCCTTGGATAGCATAGATCTCATGCTCCTTTGTGCAAGTGACGGGTTGAAATGAGTGTTGGACACGGATCTGTAGGATCTTCTTGGACACATCGTTTACGACTACTTGATTCACACGCCTATTAGAGCCGTCCACAGTGACAACCTCGTCTAGCACTCGCACATCACAGATCTGCTTCGGACCTGCACTAGTATATACAATCGTATCAGGAGTGAAGCACTGATTGACAAACCGAGCTGTATTGTTTAGGACTTTTAGCATGGGAAGGATGCCAGTGCTCTGACCATTGGTCCCACGAATCCTGCTATTGCGAGCACGGATATCATGAATCCACAAACCGATACCACCTGCAAACTTGGAGATCTGCGCAGACTCCTTAATAGTATCAAAAATGCCCTCAATAGAGTCCTCCATACCAAGTAAGAAACACGAAGAGAGCTGTGGACGTGGTGTTCCTGCATTGAATAGTGTAGGTGTTGCATGCACAAAATGCTTGGTGCTCATGAGATCATATGTCTGCAGAGCATCCTTCACATCACCCCCATGAATTCCAAGCGCAACACGCATCAGCATGTGTTGGGGCCTCTCGACAATCACTCCATTGATACGAACCAGGTATGACCTCTCCAACGTCTTAAACCCGAAATAGTCAAAATTGTAATCGCGCGTATAATCGATGTATGAGTTGAGCTTCTGCATATTCTCCATAACTGTTTTGTAAACCTCCTCGCTCACCAATGGATTGGCCACACTATCCCCATCTAGATGATTCCACATGAGGGTAATCACTTCGGAGAAGCTAGGACTGGTATTTTTATGGTGGTTACTGATGATAACTCGTGATGCAAGAGTTCCATAATCGGGATGCTCGACAATCAGAGAACTGCAGATATGCGCAGCTAACTCATCCAGCTCACTGGTCTTGACACCATCATAGATACGTGAAATGATCTTCTGTGCGATATCGTATACATCCACCTCTAGACCATCGCTCAGGTTCTGGATACGACGCAGGACCTTATCGAAGTGCACATCCTCGTATTCGCGATTGCGCTTAAGGACACGCATACTCTTCATGGTTACAAATCGATCTCTCACTCGGCTTGTATCTATAACCCACCAAAGCTTTATATGGGTTTATACAGCCTTTCACAGAAAACTAACCGACGATTTCAACCGTCTTCTTACCTGTATATATGTAGTGACATCTCCTTATATGGGTGTCAAGCACCTATATGCAACAGCTTTTGATCGACTTCAGACCAAAAATTGAAAAGCGAGAAATATTATTTTGCCAAGGCTAATATTATAAGACACACATAAACCATGGATATAGATCTAGCTGCTGAACTATTTGAATCATGGACTCTCGCTGGAGAGAAAGCAATTTTGAATGACCGCATGTTCACATTTCTTGACAGACCTACACTAAAAAACGCCAGATCCCTTCTAAGCTCTCTCAACATTCACCAACCTCTAAAAACTCAAATAAACGAACAGAAACGGGCGACCCGTTCTAGCCTGAAGCTCGCCAGGGGCGGAACAAAAGAGATCCCCCAAACAACCCGCGCAGTTCGAGAACTGTTCGCGATAGATACTCTACACGACCTAGCCCATATATCCGATGGTGTATCGACTTATAAAATGATTATCGGAAACACAGATTTTCCAAAAGACCTGAAAGCCGCATTTCTAGCTAAATCGCCCCTTTTCACAGCAAGCGCAGCCGAACATCTCTGTCAAAAATATGGCATAAATATGATCACTGCACTAAACACAGAACAACGTCGATTGGTAGATCAACTCATCAACTCCCGTAACTATTCTGCACCCATTTTGAAAATAGTTCTAGACAATGTAGTTGCGGGTATACAGATGGGTTCTGCATGGTCAACTGTAAGTATCGGTTTAGCAACCTGTGCATACATTCTAGTCTTATGTCATCATCTGAAACTACTCGGCCGTATCAAACAGGATCAGAAGATAGAACTCTATGATGGATGGTTTCAAAACTTCGATGGTGCTCATATTCAGCGCTTTGTAAATCTATTCGTGAAATCTATGAAACGAATCTCACAAACCAAAGCAGTCACTCTAAATGCAGAGAAGAGCGAGTTTACACCCACTCAATTCAATGCACATCTTGGTCTAGATGCAGAGATACGAATCCATACAAACTCAACTGGTGTAAAAAGTCCATATGTAAGCATGGCAGGTAAGAACTATTTCATAGAAGAGCCCGGCGTCACACCTGATCCAGACTTAGTAGCAATCTGCGAACAAGTCAGGTTTCCACATAACAAAGCAGCTTTTGTAGCCAATGTGGAGACCATGAAAAAACAGAGCCGACCACTTTGGTATCTCAACTTTTTGAGGGACTGTCTGAGAGCAGAGATGGCCATCTCAAAACAGGCCGTTTATATAACACATGATCGTTTAGCCTATCTATACTACAAGCTAATCGGTGGTGAATCTGGATCAGGATTCCTGTTGAACATAAGTAGCTCAGACAACCCATATCTTGGGATCGACTATGAGATAGATACAGTTGTTTATCGAGTGACTGTGTAGCCATCTTGGATCCAGTCCATCTCCATATCCCATGTATTGACTTTTCTATATTTTTTGCTCCCATTCACTTTTATACAAACAACTCCGCCGACAATAGCACACAGAGCTTGAACATACCACAACAAACCATCAAAAAATCCCCTCATAAATAAAGTAGTATGAAACACCAGATTATTATAAACGCCATAGTCATACTCATAGTAGTATGCGCTCTAGCCATCTATGTGTTTCGCCCTGCCAAAGAAGGCTTTGCGACAGATGATCCCAGCCTTGCCCCCGCTCAGATCCTAGGAGTCAACAATTCATACTGTAAACGCGAACTGGTATTCCCCAATATGAATCAGAACAACTTCTTAGCTTCGAGTCGCTCATTAAAAGCCGCTAATGTTCCAGAATCGGGAACTTGCAATATCGTTCCATCTTCTCCACAGTTAAACGACAGTTACTCAATTGTGCATGAGAACTACATGTACTACAGCCTACGCCGGGCTTGTCTCCTTTTCTCATTCTCAAACATCACTTTCGTAAGTAATGGCATTGTCAACATACAGCTCGATCGTTCTACTCCAGAGAAAGCCGAACAGCTAGCCAAGTTCATCCTGCTCAACCCCGTTTTCATCGAATTCACTGTAACTTCAGACAAAACCAGTATCGCATACTTCCCAGTATATCAATCCTCTTACAACTCTGTCGATAATCTACAAAGCTTTAATGCAAAGGAAGTCAGCTCCACCCCATTCACTATCCTACTAGTCCCGATCACCAACCAGAAGTTCTTTCAGTATGGATCGCAATCAACTCTAAAAAAACTTCTAGGTTCAGTACAACCCACTTCTCTGAGTGGAAATGTGTTCTTCCTCGATTACTTAGAAGGGTCAGCTCATAATATTCGCACAGAGCTACCGCTTACATATGATGCCACTCGTGGTAAGACCACCCTTTTCCGCAAAGACTTCGAATCACTCGCACAAACCCCACAAACCCGTCAATATCAGTTCTATAAGAATGTCTATATGTACCACAAGTATCAGGCTGCTCCCATTTTCACATTTAAATTAACTGCAGCAGTACCTGCAAACATTATCAGCAAGTCTTGGTCCAGATCTATCGGCTTTGAAGCTAACACCCCTAAGAACAATAGCAAGTTTGCTCAACAGATATGGGAAGATATGACCCGCTTACCATATACATCATCCGGATCTGCTATTCATATCCGCAACTCTCTCATTAACTTTATTGCCACCAAACAGACTGTGACGCGGGAAGAGCTATCTTCTATATGTCAGGCACTATCTCAATCTTATGCCAGTCAAATCAATCCTATCTGCGCAGGTAGTGCTACAATTCAAGCTCCTACAACCATTGCCCGTGTATATATGGGAAGCCAACCACAAAACGCCATCGGCTTCTATGGAACAGCGTGTGCAAACCAGATTACGAATGATACCGCCGCAGGTGAGCCTATCAACAATGTCGTGCAACTGGTTGTAGCACCCGTCAATGCCAACTTCTTCCGTCTCATGGCTATAACAAGCGTAGGAAACAACTGCAACTACAATCCCAATGACGCCAATAACACATTTGTAGATATCCCATACTCCTCTGAAAACATGAATATCCTTCTGACCGTATCACCCTTTGAAAAGATCCTCACAGTCTACTGGAACATTAAGAACGCATCTAATGGGCAGATCTTCGTATCTCGTCGCCGTAACTGCTCCGCGAATAACAACTTCCATCAACTATTCATGGGTGCCAATCGCAACACATCAAACCAACTAGACGACATGACGATGCGTTATGACCCTAATTTCGTAAAGAACCTATCTTGGGTCCGTCTCGGATATGTGAATATCTATAATGAGATCCAGTCATAATAAAACAGAATATAGGCTTGAAAAATCTTAGAACTTTCCGACTAGCAATAGAAAAACAGAATATACCACACCTCACTCTAACTTGCGGATTGCAAATCGACCAGCCGTCGATCCACCACTCTTACTTTTTTTGAGAACAGAACAGTCTACTTCGTCTTCATCACTCTCTTCTAGTTTTCTGATAGCAAACCCACTCTTGACGATATTCTCATCTTCGATTCCACCCACACCACATCCTCCAACAAATGCACACTCTGTATCAATCGTCAAGCTTCTAGAGACTTCCATTTCTATCTTATCAGGGTTCTCCCTATAATACAGGATCTTCTTCCACACTTCTTCCAACTCTTTCAGCTTCTCATCGACCCACTCTTGCTCCTTATATACCCTTTTGAGATTGTATACTGCTAATGACCAATATAGAGGTTTACCATATCCACCACTCGCATCTAATTCCTGCTTCACAAACTCAGTCAACTTATCTCGCACTGCCACCTCCTCTGGAGCACAGATAGGTCCATATTTATGCCCCACTTCACCGGTATCAGCACGTTCGCACATATCAATCAACACACCGCGCCATCGCCCCGCATGTTCTTCATCTTCTAGATCATCCGAGTCGACTCTTTGAAATTCACATTCGAAATAATCACAGACATCGAGTTTACATACATCTAGCTGACCTTGGATCTGGTAATAGTACTGTTTGGGAACATCACCACCCACAACGATCTTGCGTCTCAATGGACACTTGATCTCCACCATTACTCCTAACTCACTAATTCCATCAGGAGATGCTCCAAAGAAGCTATGTTTATAGTGTTGCAACAAACCAAACTCATGAATGCGCAACCCCCCATGTATCTTGCTATATAGATCGCATGCAACAGGTTCAAACAAGTTCCCCCATCGAAAGAAAGGGTTCGTCGCAGAGAACGCTTTGTTATCCCCCGTCTGTGTCTGACATTTTTTCAAGATCAGGTCTGCAACAGTCCCAAACTTCCCTTCACCTAGAGCCTGTGCGAAATCACTCGCAGTGATCATATTATGACGCATATTATACCATGCTTCAGTCTTCTGTTCGACTAGTGGTATCTTGAGAAGCTTTCGCAGCTGAGCCTGGTATTTCCGTATCTGTTCTTCCGTCAGCCCACATAGATTGGCGGGGAGCTTCTTAGGAGGCATTTTTCTCAATAAACTCCCAAACACTCTCTATGAATCTATAGAGCCCTACCTTTAAGTGCCTAATAAGACCCCAAACCAAACATAGCTTTCAATTTTTCTTCACAAGAAGATGTTTCAAGTCTGAAACCCTACGATATGGAAGCTCGGACTTCAGCTTGATCGATCCACCATCCCGCTCAAAACTTTCTACCACACGTTTGAATGGGATATTATCTAGATCGAACAAGAAGCATGCAATTGTATCTTCATCAAAGAATCCGATAGGATAATCGACTATCTCAAATCCGATCTGTCGCTTCTTCTCATCGACCAAGTCGCGCAGTACCATCATCACGCTTCTCCCTTTTGCAACTCCAGCGTCACCCAAAACCTCTATACCAAACTGCCGGTTCATTTTGCTTTTGCCGAAGCTTTTTTGTATGCTTCTATATTCTCTTTAACGGCTGCCTTTGCATCAACAATAGGATCAGGGTAATCGACCACGCCCCTATACTTACTACGCACCCTATTATCAATCGACCAAACCAGTATATCTGCCACCGGCACTTCTGCCAGTTCAGGCACCCAGGTCTTTATGTACTTGCATAATATCTAGCACAGTCTCTCCAATCTAATCCTAGATAACGAGTAGCAAACGACCCTTGAACCATACGAACCCGATTATGGGTAAATCCAGAACTAGCTAATTGCCGCATAGCTGCGTCCACCAATGGAAACCCAGTTCGCCCACTCGTCCAAGCTTCCCATCTCTCCATCCATCCTACATCCCCCTCTCGAATCCACTTTATTGATTTATCTAGTCGATCTAAATAAGCTTGCTCTCTCTGTAACTCGGGTCTCAGACCATAGATCTTCGTATAAAACTCTCTGAAAATCAGTTCTCTAATCAATGGATGGTCGCGTGTCCCAAACACACGCACACATTCCCAATAAAACTCGCGAACACTCACACAGCCGAACTTGAGATGCGCGCTCATTCGAGAAGTCCCATCTTCATCACCTGGTATATCACGTGACTCCTTGTATCTCTTTGCCAGCTTTGGCAATATGTATCGCATTCGCTTTAGCCCTTCTTCTCGACCGCCAATCTGTGCTCGTTTCGCACCAACAGGGATATAAAGAGATTTCAGATCGGAAACTCCGATTACATTCAGTCCACTCGTATTGGCCCCTGTAAGCTTAGCAAACTTTCCATTCACCACCGCAGCGATAGTCTTCGGCTTCCTGACTTCCAGCTCTTTTAGATATCGATTATAGAACTGAGCTAAGACAACATAAGGGGTTTTACCATCTCTTAACCCTTCTCGTAGCTCCCATAATAGATAGTCCTCGCGCTTTATACACTCTATATTATGCCTCGCACACAAGGCTTCGATTGCTCGATCGCGTTCCCCAGCATAGACTGAGTAGTCTTCATTGAAATAGATTGCCTCAATTGAATCATTTTTACGCAACAGGCTATCCAACACAGAGACCGTATCGCCTTTGATTATATTCAAACGACCTCCTGTCGCACTCGCTCTAATGGCGCTGTCGAGACTGACAAGCGATTCACACATGAATTGAACCGCCGCATCACTGAAATATGGGTTCTTGGTTCGATCGATCTGTTCAGGTGTCAATATAAATACAGGATATACCATATCATATTCACCAGACTCGATTAACGCATTGAGTGTCGTGTTATCTACTATACGCAAATCTCGATGAAAAAGAAATATAGCTGATCTCTTTGGCATCCCCTCCTAAACTACTTTTTGAATACAAAATAGTAGCGTTGGCAAAATAGTGACAAGCCCCACCTTGATCGGGTTTAAGTGTCGCCTTCTAGCTTTCGAAGGAGGTCGGGAGTGTATCGCTACTGTCATTGATGCTGAACATTCCTGATCGGGTACGGATGAACTCGTCTTTGAGGCTTCGCTTCTCATCGTCACTGAGGTTCTTCCAAGCTGTCATTGCCACTTTCATGATCTCCTTGCTAGAAACACCGTGCATGCTTTCTTTCAACTCTATGATCTTTTTGCCAATGAACTGGGTATAAGCAGTCTGCGCTCTCTTTTTACGTTCTGATTTTCTCGATATGCCGTCACCACTACTTGAACCATTGTTGTTATCTGCCGATCTGTAATCGGCCTTGAGGGATGTTTTGTATACTTGAAGAACCGTCTCTAGCTCTCCTACAAAGTCGCGCTCTGAAAAATGCTGAGCTAGAACCTGCATCACCGCATCAACTGTCTCGATACGTGCATCATGTATACTTCTAACTAGTGCTTCGTTCAGATAATCAGGTATTTGCATTGATGATTTGATAAATAGCGAACATAGATTTTCTTTATATAGAGTATAAAATGGGCAAACGTTCTTCTCGTTCTGGTGTGATTCCTAAATCCAAGACTGGCAAGATTCTCTATCTACTTCTGATCGTTCTTCTGGTCCTCTATATTATCAACGTCGCATTCAAGGCGTTTTTCTATGTAGCTCTAGGTATTGCTGCTATAGTATTCGCTCTTGCTGCATGGAAGATCTACACTCAACCTGAAGCTCAAGCGGCTGTTCAGGATACTGTCGATAAGGCTAAGGCTATCGCAACCGATCCACCCGCTGTAAGCATCTCTTTCGGCAACTAGATAGCAGCAGCACCCCATATAAGGCTTTTTGCATTATCTAAATTAACCCACCATGTCTACTACCGTATCGATCAACTACTCAGCTGTGAAGAAGTCCGTCGAGAAGCTTGTGCTTGATGTAAAGAGCAAGGTTATTGCCGAGTTCGATACATACGTAAAAGTTCATGTGGATGAGGAGAGTTACGAGTCTCTGAAGGAGCTATTTGAGGGTTTTCAAACACAACTATCATCTATGAATCTCAAGCTTGAAGAGGAGATGGGGGCATCTAAGACTGCGACTGGTAAGAAGGGCTCAAAGAAGTCCCCCACAGAGCCCAAGCCAAAGAAGGCACTGTCAGCCTATAACATCTTCATCAAGGAGACCATTGAGGGCCTTAAGAAGAGCAATCCCGAAATGAAGGGTCAAGAGCTGATGAAGGCAGCAACTGAAGCTTGGAAAAAACAGAAGCCAACCACAACCACCGCTTAATATTCAATCCGTCATTTTTTCTGAACTGTTGATCTTAGCTTGAAGTTTCAAGATCAATGGCTGATCACATAGCACTATCGCTTTCTGTATAGCTAGTTTCAATCGAGTATGTGGCTCAACGCTTCGTTTCATAGTCAACTTCTTCATCGATAAAGACAGCGCGTCAATATCATTACTTCTCTCGCTACACTGATTCGTCATACTCTAAATATGAAGAAGATTCAATTCCAGCGCTTCCAACTAGTTTATAGTGAAGAACTCTATTTAAACCATCAAGTTTTATTTCTCCTTTCTCCGATGCACCTTCTTTTATGAATCGATTGACTACAATATGAAAGTCATCTAGAGAAGGACAAGTATTGCGAGTGACGCCCAGGTCTTTCAACTGCGTCATAATCTGCATCACTTCTATGACACGTTCATCGGTTGATTTACTTTTTGGTTCAACTTTGGGCTTACCCATAGTTTTGACCTAATCTGATTTATGCGAACAATAAGAAAATAATGCTTTGAACGAATAAAACAGCACACATACACACCCGCAAGCAATCTAAGCCATCATCGCCTTTGCCATCTGGATATACCAGTATCTCTTCTCTTCGCTCAAGTTCATGAACGCCGCATCTGTCACACGCTTGATATCTTGCCATGCATATGCAAAGTAAACCCCTTCCTTCTTCTTTCGCTCGACCATAGGAATACCGCGTCGCACAACTTCAGCCATCACTTCTTCATGTCGCTTCACATCATGATAGAACAGCAGCTTCGCCTTTGTATCCACTTTCGTCGCTTTCTCTTTCTTGACCACTGTCAACTTCGTCTCAAGCTTCTCAAGTCGGTTGATCAGCTCGGTGACATCATCCTCAGTGTAAGTTTTTTTAGTTTGTTGGATATCGGCAATAACCGGCTCCACAATCTTAGTTTCAGTCACAGTCTTCGTGGGAGTATTCTCAACTGGCTCGGCAACAACCTCCGTCTTGTCCTGAACTTCATCAACCGGCATCATGATCACATCTGTCTCATTTTTCGTCTTTTTCATATGAACTGCACAGTGCTCATGACCTTCGATAGCGTTTTTCTTGCACTTCAGACCACTTGCGGTAGTAGCAGCGCAACGCATGTTTTTGCTTGCTGTCTTGCTTGTATGATAGCTGCAATCTCCCAATAGACATCTTCGACTTTTGCGCATTTGAAAGCAAACCCAAAAATATTTTTTTCATCAGTCACAATCAGCTGGCATCTCTATACAGATAGGGTCAACTACCAATCTTTCATATTGAATTGTAGTTGCTCCTGGTCCAAATCTATACTTGGTAAAATAAAACCGCAGCATGATATCTGAAGGATACATTATTTCTACAGTATACAGATTTGTCCAGTTTGGTTTCCAATCGGACACATCGTGTGGGCCTTCTATGACTTTCAATAAATGACCGTGTAATCTGTGAGTCGATATAATGTCCATCAATGTTCCAGGTTCCACATTATCGAGCGGTACCCCATCTTGTGACCAAAGTTCAGCTTCACAAATACATGGCATACTAAGAAAACAAACTGCATCATATTTATATAGCTGGCTATGCATCACCCACACAATAGTTCACTTTTCCAATCTTAACCAAATCCGAACATACCGTCTTGCGCAACATCTTTGAACATTCGATCGGATTATATGAATGTCTAGCGAACTTCGTAGAACATGATCGATATTCTCGCAACGTCCATCCTTTAGCTATAAACCTGTGTTCAGTATACCCTACTATCTTCATATGAAACGCCACCCTCATGTTTTGCTCCCTACAACAACCAGCCACAGTCATGTTGCGATCTTCTAGCTTCTTATAGCAATGATAATGCACATCATGTCGACAACACATAGTCGACACCCTTACAGCCACATCAGTATCGTCTTTCTCGCTACTGATCAAAGGCTCCAGACAGATCATACAATCATCCCCTCTCTTTTTTAACTCTGACATACACTTGACATAATGAAGATAGTAGAATGCATCCCTATAAGGACTATAACCACAGAACACCTCTACACCCCGGAACTCCTCATCATCATGTCCTTCTTCTGATATGTTTTGCATGTTATTGAATAGGTCATTCAATCTGACGCCCCTATATAAAACAGAATTATAATTGTCCGAGTTTATAGCATCTTGAGCAGTCATAACATTTCCAGCTTTATCTGTAAAGATCGCTTCAGTACACCGTAAACGCTCATGGATTGCCCGCGGCGCTATATAGACCTTGTTTGATCGTTTAGAGCATGTGCAGCCCATTTTATCAGCCTAGATCGTCCAATCTATTCGTGGTTGTAGCATTAAGTCTGATAATACTCACATAGACGTTTCAATTTTTGCCATTCAATCCAATATTTTTAGGCTTGCGGCCGTTTACGCACCAACAGTCCGTTTCAGCGTGTCGACCTCCCGCCTCAGCTGTTTCACAGCTTCAATCAAATAGGCGATCAACTCCATATAGGCAACAGTCTTAAAGCCTATATCAGTATTACCAACTACATGAGGCAATACCCTCTCTACGTCCTGTGCCATAACACCACTATGAATACCCCCTTTCACATCATCTATATATTTGAACGTGTATCCCCGAATCGCATCTAGAACATCCAATGCACTCGCTCCATCTATTGCAAACACATCAGTCTTCAGCATTGCATCTGAAGGAGTGATCGTTCCATTCGCCAATATGTTTCCAGCTACATGCAACATCTCCTGTGGATTCGAGAGTCCGATCCCTATGTTACTTCCATCCCCCACCATATAAGCTCCCCCATCAGCTCCAAGAGTAACCCGCCCCCTCAGCTCGCTCTCTCCATCCACAATAACTTTTTTCCCCATATAACTGTATATAGCATTGCTAGACGTATCCACAAACCATGTATCCACTCCACTCACTATTCCAGACTCCGCCGTATTAGAACTCATGGGATATAAGGACAAACCAGCCAGCGCTATATTGTTACCCAGAACTATATCACCCCCAATCACTGCATTCCCCTTAATAGTGACATTTGAGTTATCGACAATAAGTGAAGCTTCACCCACTGCATCATTCGATGTTCCTATATGAATACGTGATGCATTAGATGATGTGCGAAAGATCACATCGTTTCGTGCCGTACCAGTATAGAACTGGTTATTACTCTTGGCTGTTTCTATAAAGAACGACATATAAAGCCGTCTGACTTCTGATATTTGTATAGGTTTTTATTAGAAGCGTATAGATATGCAGTCTGCGGCTACAAACATATTTGGCACTACTCATCGAAGTCCTGCTATAGCTTACAGATATATCAACAAACAATCGACTATCCATCTTGCTGCACGACCCGGTCCAAGTTCTCGAGACTTCACTTTTTACACTCGTTACATCCCACAGATCTCCAAAGAGTCGAATGTTCTATACGGCTGGGTAAATACTATTCCTCATGCATCTGAAATAGACGAGAGTTGCAATGTGATCAAATGCGACATTGATACTGCACGTATAGTTGCAGATGTGATACATATCCCACTCGTAGTGCATATTCGAGAATACTGTAATCTAGAGGACCAAGAACACATCATCGAGGTCTATTTATATATGACGCGTCGATAGATTTTCTCCAAACATAGCAGATGGGGAAGATCAAATTAGAAACAGTCTTGACAACACTTATAACCGTATTGCTATTCATTGCAGTAGGTGCATTGGTGTATAAACTCTACAAAGATAGAGTCCAGAATGAATCATACATCAATTTTATGTCTCCTGGTAACTTTGCACCAGCTAATAACTGTCTCGAGTTCGTCTCTTCACAGAACAGCCAAGGAGATGGTCTCGGACTCAATATAGGTGACGACAACTGGTCCTTCTTGAAGCGAGCTAAAGTCCTTGCCTTACTTCAACCAGGGAAGGACTCAATGATTCAAACCAAAGAAGCTGGTGCAGTATTCAAGGGAACATGCGAAGTACCCGACGATGCCAAACAGACTCTGGGTGTTGATGATGATTGCAAGATCGCCAACTCTTCAGAATCATTTGAGAAGAATGATACAACAGGAAAATGCTACATGACTCTATCTGCCAATACAGAGAATATCTTTAAACGTGCAGATGCAGCATACGAGAACTATGATGCCACATTGATGGCTGAGATAAGGGATCTCGAACAACAGATAGCTCGTGTAGATGCCCAGAAAGCTTCTCTAGATGAGCAACTTCCTGTGATTCTAGAACAGCAGGGGCGTTACAATGGTCTCAATCCACAGCTAGAGTTCCACAATACAAATGTCACGAACTATAATACAAGTTTAAAGAACTGTATTAAAGGAACACGAGATGCTATTGCGAAGAATGAGAAACTACTCAAGAGAATTCTAGCTGATATTGCTCGGAATACAACACGTATACAAAACATCCGCAATATGATGTCTACATATCAGCCTTACTCAGATCTTAAAATGCCCATTCCTCCACCACCACCACCACCTCCTCCACCACCACCAGGGGTGTATACATCATGTAGGTCACTCAATACTGGTGCACAAGATCCAGGTGGTTGGGCTGCAAACTACTTAGATCGTCACAACGTTCAATGTGACGCAAATGAGATGTTGAGTGGGTTCGTTGTTCGACATTCGGGCGGTGCTACAACCATAGACTATAAGTGTTGTGCAGTCGATGCAAGGCCTAATGCGGTTCAACATTCAAGCTCAGCAAGAGAAACAACATGGAACGATCACGGTGGATGGCAAGTACATTACCTCGACAGACATAATGTAGATTGTGGAAGTGATTACATACGACAATGGCGTGTTGGTGCGAGATATAACCCTCATGCGATTAATGTGGGATATACATGCAATCGTTTGGGAGGCACCGTGAACTCGTGTGTTCAGAAAGCAACCCCATACATAAGTGACTTTAGTGGACCAGGTTTCCATCGCCTCACACAGATGGAAGTTGACTGTGGTAATGATGCGGGATTAACCAGATGGCAATTTGATAGACATCCTAATCATGGATCATCTCGTATCGTATTTACTTGCTGTAAACCAGAGCTGGGACCACCACCTATTCCTCCATACACATTTACACCAGTTCAATGGTATAAAGTAGTCATCAGCAAAACCAAGTATGGTGACGCTGTGGACACCAAATGTGATGTTCCATTATCTAACGTGAAAAACGTGGATATATTCAATGGGCTAACTGGAGATAAAGTAGTAGAAGAGAGCAAGACTGCTCAAGCTCAGGCACAACAACAAGCTCAGCAACCCCGATAGTAAAAGTGCACGCACGCACGCCCAAATACCAAGGCTACAAATATAAAACTCACCATATAATAGATCGGTTCTTTTAAATCATCTTGATGTCGTGTTATCAGGTCTATAAAACACAGTATCAAGATGCAGTCGACATACCCAAAGTCCTAGGTACATTTGCAGATGATTATACTGGTGGAACTGCATGCATTCTTCCATATAAAGTTGTAACTACATTTCAAGACAAATCTGCATCAGACTTCATAAGTGCATCCAAGTGTGAGTTTCAACATCCATCAGATCCATCTAAATCTCTGAAGCTTGATCCAACCAAGACTGGCTGTCGCATCGATTTTGCTACTCAAACTAGGGATGAAGCACGGGGAAAACTAGAGATCTTACAGTCTCTTTATGACAAAAATGTGATTGAACGTAAGCTTGCAATGCAAGCTGAGTTAAACCGCAAATACGAGGAACTCTCAATCACACAATCCAATTTTGATACCAAAAAGAAGAAACTCGATGAGACCGTACAAACATATTATCGCAATGTTGCGGATAGTAATGCTCTAATAAAAGAGCGCAATGAGTTGAGAGTTACGCAGGCCTATGAGCAAGCTAGATTGAAAAAAATACGAGAAACAATTACGATTGAGAAGAAGAGGGCTGATATCACAGTCGACAACTTAAACAAGACGATAGGACAGGGTGATTCATTTATCAATTTTGTGGCTGTAGCAGAGCACCCTTATTATGATGGTCAAAAAGTGACACTCACACCCCAGATATATAAATGGGCAAAACCAGCAATATCAAAATGGGGATGGGGTAAGACAATTACAATTGACAAAAAAGGTGTATTTGATATCAGTTCTATTATTATTCCTCCGGGAATGACAGTTAAGATATGGACTGGTTTCAATTACTCTGGTGAACAGTATAAACTTGATCATAATGATGCAAAGAAATCTCATCTTGTACAGATCACATATAAGACTACAGAGTATAGAATGGAAGAGCAATTTTCACAACAAGAAAAACCTAATGTTGAACACTTTATTCCATTACTAATACACTTTGCTACTCGTAATAGCCAAACCCAAAAAAATAAATCAAGTAAGCAACTGGTCTCTGTTCCATATGAAGTCGAAAAAACATTTGATGATAACGTAGTTTGTATAGAAGTACAAAAGGAGAAGAGTGTGGGTGAGTTCATGGACACATGGAACAGTTTGTAGCCCAAATACATATAAACAGACATCGCAAAAAATTTGATAGTGGACACTCACCCTCAATCCATACACAATGCCATCCCAAACAGACACTCTATATTCAATCCTGCGCCATAATCCGGAAACTCTAAAATGGGCCCTCTCTGTATCAACGAATAAGCTGATTGCGGCTATCAACATTGGAAGATGGGCAATTGAAAGAGTTATCGATCTCGGAGTAACGGATGAAGACACTGCAACTATTATTACCCAAGCTAAAGAGGCTGCAAAACAAGAGGCTGATGAAGCAGCTCATGCCGTAGTAACTCAATTCGAGCAAGATATGCGAAAGGTGATGATCGAAAAAGATTTGGAACTACATCAAAAGACACTGGAACTAGACGCAGTCCAACGCAATCTAAAAGATAAAGATGCCAAGATCAGAGACATGGACACCGCACTGAAGAATATTGTGAAAGAGTTTTGCGAAGGAGAACTCAAGGACTTAAGGAAACAAGTGCAAGATCGCGAAAATGAGATCAAGAGCCTGCGCAATACGAACGCCGCCAAATGTGTAATCGGCGAATCTCTTATCATGGACACACTTCGCAATATCTATACAGTTGCAGATATTCAACATACAGGAAAACAAGCTCATGAATGCGATATTCACCTAAAAGACGCAGAGAACGACACTATCATTTTTGAAAGTAAATATAAGAACTCGATTACAAAAGGAGATGTTGATAAGTTCTATTACGATGTATCACAACAACCGGCTGATCGACAACTGATCGGAGCAGTGTTCATCAGTTTGACTACCCAGAATATTCCAACAAAGGGAAATCTGTTCCTGGAGTTCCATCAAAATACGACACCCCTCTTGTTTGTAGGCTTTAAGACACCAGAGGAGTTCACTGTCAACTTTCCATCCATTATTGATCTATTTATGAAACTTTGCAAATATCAGAGTCTGTTGAATAAACAGACTCAATCGTCATCCACCCTGTCAGATGAGTCTAATAAAATGAAGTTCCAACAATTAACCACTGAGATAGAATCCACACTTTCTATCATCTCTTCCAATCGATCCAGAATCAACGACTTGCGAAAAATAGCCAGCGATCTAGAAGATACCAACAAACAAGTCATAACTAATCTGAACAATATGTCAACAATTATCGATCCTCACCACACAACCCCAATCCCCATAAATCAAGCTCAGCGCCTTGTTCGCCCTCCAACCACAAGACCACTATATACATGTGAGAAATGTACCATTTCAACATTCACAAACAAGAAAGAGTTAGCTAAGCATCTTCGTTCATGTCAGCCGAACGACCTTTCGCAATAAACTCTCTTATCGTATCCATATCTTCAGCCAGACCACTCAGTTCATTGATCAGTTTGCATTGTTGTTCTCGAGTAAGAAGACAAGTCCTGCTATCTCGAATCATGTAAGAATAGTTCGGTATACTTCTACGCACAGTTTGTATTTGAGAGATCCAAGCTTCGAATATCTCTCGTTCCATTTCTCCGAAAACAAAAACACATACACACAGAGCTTTGCTAAGCTCTTCTTTTATTAAAAAACATAAATTTCTTATATGTATACCGCAGCACTACTCACTTTGCAGCAGAACTCGATCTCACCGTGCTCATCACAGTCGTTTCTAAAACCTGCTTATAGATAACCGCAGCCTCTTCACTCGTTGCTCTTTTATTTGCATCTTGGCAACAGAGAGCCTGAATCAAGACTACAAATACACCCATAAATCGTTTCTTTTTGATCACATGCTCATAAGCCCAGTTGAACATACACGTCAAGACTACTCCTAGAGAGTATGAGTCGATTTTCAACGGATCTTTGATAGCGGATTCAAAGCATGCATTGAGATCATGACCGAAGTCAACCCCAACCTCTATTAATCGATTCTTAACATTCATCATGCTATCAAAATTCTCACCCACAAGCTTCCGAAATCTGTCGATGGAACCATCTGCGGCTTTAAGCTTGAACTCCGGAGGATAATAAGGGTAAGGATAATTGAGAACAAAATTGTTCGCATCTGCATAGATTTTCTTGACTTCAGTCATCAACCCAAAATCGATTAGAAATGCACCATTATCATGAATCAATATATTACCAGGTTTGATATCTTGATGCACCCAACCCATCTTATTCAATTTGCTAACACCTTCAAACACAGGTCCTAGAGCATACAACAACCTTTTGAATTTAGCCCATGTAGGCAGCTCATTTTTCAGATAAGAGTCTAGTGATACACCACCATATTGATAGATGATCTGCTTATAAACTGCAGGTGATATACCAGACTCCCTATCAAACAGCAGCGGACATTCATCAGACCCATCATCTTCTGTCAACTCATCCTCTTTTATCTCACAAATATCGATCAATTTAATCGTAAACACACCATTTGGGTCGACTTTATGAACGATAGACTCGTGAATACGCTGTTCGATCTCCGCTTCTTTAGAATCGGTGAATAACTTCCCAACTACTTCCCCTTCTGCCCCCTTTCCCTTTTTAGAACTCCCTTTTGTCTTAGAGCACCCAAGACTAGGTTTAAATATGCACCCATATGTTCCACTAGCGACATACGGCATTAGCTCAATACCCTCATCTACTTTATTTCGACAATAAAACAGCCCGTGGTAAGAAAGGCTCCATCAACGACCTCAACTCTTCTTCTGGAACTCTCATATTGTGTTTCTCTGCTAAGAAGATGATACACAATGCAAAAGCCCAGTTGTCAAAGAAAGGCGCATACTTATGATGTAACATATTGACACCAGCACCCTCTTCAGTTTCGATTATCCAATCGAGGCTAACCCCTGCCAATCTCCTTATATGCCTATAAGACTTCATTTCTTTTAACCATTTGTGTTTATCCATACGCATAACCGTGAACGTCATAAGCTGTTTGCTCACAACAGCAGGTAGACCACCGAGATAGAACTTAAGCGGATGATTATACAGACTTGTACCACACTTATAAAACGTTGGTGGTTCGCTCTTGAACTTACCAGATAGCTCCCAGTCTATTAGCTTGAATCGATCAGCAGCAGGACAGTAGATCATATTATCGGGTTTGATATCGTTGTGGTAATAGTTTTGCGCATGCATCGCTGCCAGCGCTTCACCAATGTCCTTTACAAACTTGTCGAACTGTTCTTGGCTTGCAAACTTCATCTCATCGACTGGTGTAGAACATCCTTCAGTAAACGTATGATACGAAGGCGCTCCACTCACCCTCGATATCACTACACCATATATCTCTTTGCCATCTTTGGTAAACCCGGGGCTGATCGTATGATACTTCTTCCCTTTTAGAATAGATGAGACTTTCAAGAAACCCCGGATCTCATCTTTGAATCCATCTCCAGCATTTGCGCCTTTGAAAGTCTTCACAACAATGGTTCGTCTACTAGAGATGATATCTATAACAGTCTGTATCTCTTCTCCCGATGAGACAGTCATGTGCTTACTAACACTCCAATACAGTTTCAAGCTCTCTATCTCCCCGGCCTTATAAAGCTCTCTCAGCATCTTACAGAAAGTGGCTTCATCCCCTTTTTGACATGCACAGTCTTCTACAAAGCCTTTGACGCCTTCTCCATACCTGCGACCTGCAACTTGGTTTATCTGCAGCGGCATCTCTATTCTCTAAGCACAATTTTATTTACTCAATCTATTTACTGTATAAAAGCTCCTGTAAAAGCAAATAGGCAATGGACAAATACAGATTCACATCCGATTGGTTTTCTAATAACATCAGTCGATGGGAAAAGCATGTCGTCCCATACCTCAAGGCTCAATCGCAAAAAGGACCCATAAAATGTCTAGAAGTCGGTGTATTCGAAGGACGAAGCGCATTTTGGACTCTAGAGAATGCAGGTCTATTAGATAATCCTGAATCACAGATCTGGTTGGTAGATACATGGAAACGTCGCAGTGTTAAATCGGCTAAACCGTGTTGGGTCAATTTCTTATCCAACTTGAGGGCATTCAAAAGAGCTAACCCCACTATTCCCGATAATAAGATTATGGTCTGTCGTGGAAACATTCCTGATACGCTGAGAGATCCTAAGCTACTAGCTGAGCGCTTCGACTTTGTATATCTGGATATCAATGGTGACTCTCGCGATCTTATGGAAACCGCGGCCCTAGTATGGCCACTTATAAAACCTGGTGGCATGATTGTATTCGATGACTATACGAGCAATCGTGAGCATGATGGAGCTTGCTCTAAGCAGGGTATTGATGCTTTCTTAGATCTCTACTCTCACCAATTGAAAGTGAAGCATATGTCGTGGCAAGTGATGGCTGTAAAGCGTTTCAGGTTCCTTCCCCGCCCCCATAAATGCTATAGTGAGTTCTATGAAGACGAACATATACAAAAAGGTGAGATACCGAAACACTGAGTAGTGCGTTCAAAATCGACTTTTTATTCTATGACCTTACATTGAGCAGCATAGGCTCCAATCATCACAAGCATGCGAACCCAAACGGTTGCGGGACCGCACTTAAGATGCGGCGGGTTAGAAGCCCACAGCAGGTTCGACTCCTGCCGTATGCATTTGCACAAACTCCTACCAATATACAGGACGCACTGTATAAGTCGCCCCTCGACTCATTGTTTTTATACATTCTGAAGCTACCCGCTCCCAATCGGACATAGCTCGTGAATAAGCTAAGAACGCACATCTCTGATTGTTGTATACTCGAGCATTGAGTATTCTCTCTTCTCCATGTTCATCTCTATAAATCACTATCCACCCTTTTCGCATGAGCGCTGTGTCTTCTTCACTCGAATCACTACTCGCCGTGTTCATATTAACCATTTTAATATCAGTACACATACTAGTAAGCCCCAAATGCTCTCAGACACAGACAGCCCTAAGACGCAAGCATATAAGGAGTTCAATAGAACTGTTAAAACGTTCTTGCGAGAGATGATTCAAGTGTTTCCAGAAGTAAGAGAACTTCGTATGGCCCTGATGTTGTACAAGTTAATGAAAACTATAAGTGTCAAACGTCCTCAGAAGATTTTCAACGAACTGATTGCTGCGAATCATTCTAAAGATATCATAGACGGAAACTTTGACGTGTTTCTTACCGATAACTTCACCTACCCAGAGGCACATGACGTATGTGAAGGACTCAAGAAGGCATTTAAAGAAGTAGATGATTCTAATAGAAAGGTGATACACGACTATCTCCTCGCCCTCTTAGCTTGTAATAAAAAATGTCTCCAATTAAAACAAGCATGATCTCCAGCCGTCTACCACGTCAGTCCGTAGCTTGCCGTGCCAGTTCATCCAAACCCAACCCATCCAACTCGTTTGTTCGTTCCGTGTTTGATAAACGCTCCAAGGCCGTAAAAGACAACCTGTCCCGTCTATACATGATTGGTGCTGCCGATTATAAGGAGCTGACTCAGATTGTTGAGGATCTTGATAAGCTGCACAAGAAGGCTTTTCAAGATATGAAGAAAAAGATGGATTCCGAAGAAATGTCTTCTGCTCCCTCTGCAGCTGCTGATGATACGACTACCTCAACTGAGTTCTTTTCGTATCTGTTTTCTGTTTTTTCTCGCGTAATACCCATCATTATGATCTTAGCCAACATGCATGCCATGATCTCGTATGGATGTTCAATCTGCTTGATATAGCTAGGGAACCCTATCTCCCGACCATCTGGTTTCAACTTTGTCACAGTTCTCTTATTGCGATCAGCACTTATCGCGTAAGGAGAACTATCGGATAGACTAGAGGGCTGTTTAGAATGATACAACTGAACTAGTACAATCTCATCGCGCCCATCTAACAGCAGTGAATAGTTGACATCGGGTAGATCTGGGTTGTTGCGTTGAAGAGGATGCCGACCACCAATAGATGAAACACCAAAGCCCCAATCTCCTATGAGCTTCCCAGTCAATTCAGGGTACATACGTTGGAAAATATGGATCTTCTCATGAATTAGAATCTCGGTTTTAGCTTCGCCATCAATATTCCAATCTGTCGGTATGTAAATTGTGTCGTCTATTGTATGTGGGAACCTGTTCTCTAAACCACCCGCCAACTCTTTAATCTTCCAAGGTATCTGCTTGATCAGCTTCAAACCCATAGCATCTAGTCGCTTGTCGGCGTCATATGTCAATTTCACTATCTCAGCCCAGTCTATGTCTCTAATATTACTGAAATATCGCTTCTTATACTCATCCCCGTCACCCACCCCTCTGACATATAGATCAATTGGACTCATCCGTGCAAAGAAGTCGTCTTCAATGCTACCATAAGACTCACCAAACTTTCTAATCCAACCAAAAAAGTAATACAGGGCAAGCCATACAACTGCCGCTGCAACAACAATAAGAATTTTGGTAATAAACAGTTTCATTCGACCTCAATCGGTCTTCTACTTTCTTACAACATATATAGCCTTGGCAAAATCGTATAAACTGAAAGTGTGCCAAGGCTACATATAATTGACCAATCAAATATCTATCTCCAAAAGACAAGGAGCATGATCCGATCCCATCACATCGGTCAAGATGTCACTTTTTTTGACCTTTGATGCAATCGACTCCGAGACCAACATATAATCAATACGCCAACCAGCATTACGCTCTCGAGATTTGGCAAAGTTACTCCACCAGCTATATTTACGAATGTGACCCCCATTTTTAGCACGGAAGGTATCTACTAATTCAGCATCTGCAATAAGTGCTTCAAATGCAGCTCGTTCCTCCGCCGTAAATCCATGAGTTTTGGCCTTCCCTTTTGCGTTGTGTATATCAATCTCCTCTCTAGCTACATTATAGTCACCACATACGATTACAGGCTTCTTGTCCCTTTTGAACTCCAAATGCATCACAAGCCGCCTGAATTCAGCATCCCATATAGATGTCCTCCATTCAAGACGACTCAGATCTGGTTTACTATTGGGAACATAGACGGAGATGATATAAAATGTGTCAAACTCAGCTATAGTGATTCTACCTTCTGTATCGACTAGTTCTGTTTTAAATCCTGGAACCTGAAAACCTCGATATACACCAATCGGCTCCTTATTTCTAACAGCCACACATGTTCCACTATAGCCCTTTCTTTCAGCACAAGAGAATGCACTGAACTTGTACCCTGGTATGTCTGGCGGGTCAGAACATCTCACTTCTTGTAGACAGATGATATCCGGTATAACACTCTCCAGCAACTCTTTCAGATGACCCTTCTTATATGCATTCTTGATACCATTGATATTCCAGCTTATGATCCTCATCGGCAACTGGCTCTATCCTATAATTTTGGCCGCTCTTTTATATGATAATCGTACTCGCAAACTCACGTTCAAATTTTCCAGCATATCTACACATACTTGTACTCGTCGTGTGTTCTAAACAGGACGTTTGCATCCACATTTCCATCTTCATCGGTCTTTCCAGTAGAGCGTATGAAATCGCCCATTGCGTCATTGTATTCACCATATACCCTATCCAAGTCCGCTACAAACTTCTTCTTACCGCTATCCATATACACCTTGACGTCGTCTGGTGCCGGGTCGTTGCCGTCATAGTCGTTGTTATCAGCTTCTTTGTTGTGCACATTGTTACTGATAGATGGAGTACTATCTTCGACTTTACCCTTATTTTGGTAGTATGTCCTTATACGTCTTACAAGTGTAGAACCAAAGTACCAGATGATGAATCCCATTGCAATGATGAACACTACATACAGACTCAGCATCGAGTAGTTGTCACTGATCATTTTATCAATCTTCATGACAATCGTCTCAACAGTAAGAACAATCTTGTCACCATTTCTGGCCGCGTCCAAAGCACAACTAGACATCTTCTATCTTATAGACAGCATATATTTCAGGTCACAAACATTTCTCAGTTCATTATAGAAGTGGTGTGGGACTATGGTGCAAAGTGTATATAGAATTGTAGGTGTTCACTACAATGACTTATTAGACTTCTTGCATGCAAAAGGGCTACGGCATGGAGCATCTAGAGCAGTTGGAGGCGAAGGTGTTAAAGGGTATCTGAAATATGTTGCGGGGAACTCTGATGACCTCATACCTCATCAGATAGAGATGATGATGAAAGTAGCCAATACAGTCTGGTCTGTCAATAATCTTCGTGAAAATGCTAAGTTATTTTGGGCTTCTTATAGAAAAAACAACAATGCTCTCAGATCCATCATTATTATGATGACTGTATTTATTGGGTGCTTTATTACGTATCTATTGTTTGCAAATGAACTACCTAAACTCGATAAACTCGACGCTTCTGGTCAAGCAAAGATAAAAGTGATCTTGATCCACTTGATCATCTATCTTATTGTGCTAGCTGTATTGCTAGTGATGGAGAAGAACTTTCACGAAAAGACAAAAGAGGGCAAGAGCATGATAGAAGATATTGGTGTCGATTTTGCCAAGTTTGAAGCAGAGATTCTTGGACTTCCAACAGAGATTAGTAAAGCACTATTGATAATGCTATATGATGCAAGACAGTCAAACGAGTTTAAACGACGCTACTATAGAAGTTTGAAATCCGATATCACCAGTAATAAACAAGACAAGAATACCAATCCAAAATTGACCGAGAAAGTGTTCACTGAAGATAGTTTTAACTCCATTTTCACATACAATAGTAAAGAGAAGATCGTAAGTGTTGATCGCTTACAACTTTATAGGACAATCCAGGCAAAGTTGAATGGTGCGCTTCTGTCTTTTTACGATGGAGGAAATGGGTACTTGAAGATGAAAAAAGTGATTGTCAGCTCAAATACTATCATGATGATTCGGGAAATGAAACTGTCTTTGAACTACTACTATTCATTGATACAGGCTGCCATTCCCGAGTTAGAAGATGATGATATTGCAGAGGAGAAGAAGAGACAGATTATTGATAAAACAGTTGTTGCTGAACTGAAGAAACTAAACCTAGTTTCAAATCCAAATATAGGCGAAGACCTATCAGATGCCGAGAAAACAACCCTGATTCAAGAGAACACATCCGATGATGCAATAGAGGCCCAATTGCTCATCTTGGTAACACATATCTGTTACTTTGCGTTCTTCTGCTACCCTCTATATTTAGGTAAAGCTCCTCTCGATGCAAGTTTCCCGATCATAGACTTTGAGCCGAAAATGCCTCATAACCAGAAACTCTCTGTAATGGTTTATCAAGACATAATTGATACATACAAGACAGTCTACACTAAACATTACACTAATTACATGACAAAAATGAAAGCTACAACAGAAACTACTGATAAGATCTTGATTATCGCCGATATGTTCAACACACATTTTAAGGCCATTTTCAAGCGTATTTTCATAGAGGTCAGTTACGCACTGAAAGGAGGCTATCTTTTCATTTTCGATGAAGTACAGATGCAATCCATATTTAGACAATCATTTGCAGGACTAGCGCCATTTGCTAGTATACAGGACTACAATTTTACAGAGACTATGATCCCAATAGTATCAAACACTATCATAAACGAATTATGGCAAGAATATCGTAATGAAATGAAGACTAATACACAACTAGAAACGATCAAAGCCGATATTGTCAGCGATGTAAGCACTGCCCTAGTCAAAACCCAGATTAAAGATATTGCTCGATATAAGCCGTATATATTTGAGCGATTAGCTAGCCCATCTCAAACATCCACTTATTCGGAACTCATATCGAAGATTGATAAAGAGCTGCAGCTCAAGCGTGTGACTAACTCTGGAGATATTTTTGCGAGTGAATCATCTAAACGGTTCATTACCGAAGATGACTTTGTTGCAAAGATAGATAAGGTCAGCTTCCGTGATCTCTATAATGGGTTCAATAGCGACTATCTTCTCGACATTGTAAAAGGGTTCTATGTCAAGATCAGCGAGAACACACAGAACAAGAGACGAACACTAAAAGATATCTATTATACCCAAGAGAAGACATTGCAACAAGTCAAGATTCTATTGATTCTATTGGGTCATATCTTAGTAGCTGTAGGTGTCTACTATACGATCGTACTTTACGAAGAACGTGAACGTGTGAAATCAGAACAAGAACGTGATATTACCAGCCTTGAGAAACAGAGTTCAACAGATCCATCCGATCCCAGACTCTATCTAGCATATAAACGTCAGCGCAACTATGAAGCGATGTACTGGATGAAACTAGGAGCCCTTTATGTATCTCTGTTCTTCTTCCTAATGCTCATGATCTCTTTCTATAAGAAGGCTCGTGCTAAGTTCGATTTCAACAGAGAGACGATAGAGGCCAATACAGCAGAACTGAAATCAGCTATAGATGCGCTGAACACTCAGATGCAGTACTTGCGTAACCAAGTTGTATCAACTGGTGGTCAAAATGCTAAACTGAACACCTTAGTTGGAAAACTAACCGAGATATCGAAATCTGATAAGTTGAGCATGTTCAAGAAGGTGATTACCATAGTAGACAAGTTTGAGAAGTGCAACTACATCAACGTGGCTAGCAAGGTGCAGTTACCATTCCCGTATACGGAGATCACTATGGATATGTTCATGCTCATTGTCACAATCATGACACTGTTCTATATAACTGCACGAATCAAGCCATTGGAGCGTATACGTAAGATCAAGGATCTAAGAAGGCAGCGCGAGAGGACACTCATGGGTGAACAGGACAAAGAACTGTTGGCCGAATTGAACGAATACTATAACTGCCATATTTCCGATATGGACTCATTGATGTTTGCTATACGCATTGTGGTATTCTTGGCCATTATTATGTTCATGATGTTCTACTCATCACTGGTAATCAGCTCATCTAACCAGTTCAAGGCGGGTCTATATAATAGCCTCTATTTCGAACAAGGTCGTTGCTATGACAACTAGCTCACGCAACACCAGTCAAAAAATTTGAACCTATATAAAGACAACATACATAACATAATCAAACTGAAAATAGCACACACCATGGAGCTCAATATTATTGTAGCCGGTTGTAAGAACTTTGGTATTGGAAAAGATGGAGGTATTCCATGGAATATTCATGAGGACATGCGTCGCTTTCGCAAGAAAACGCAAGGGCATATCATCATCATGGGTCGCAAAACATGGGAGTCGCTTCCGCAACGCCCTCTTCCCCACAGACTCAATATTGTAGTTTCTAGCTCTCCTCAGTTTAGGAGTAGTGATGACTCAGTTCTATTCACCCCAATTGAAACGTTGCCGAGTGTGCTAGAAGCCATGTGGAAGAACTATAGTAAGGCATTCGTGATTGGTGGCACTGAACTATATCGTTGGGCTCTGCCTCGTGCTGATAAGATCTATATGACTCACATCGAAAAAGAGTATGACTGTGATACCTTCTTCCCTCTAGACTACTTTGCGGCTTATAAACAGACATTCGCGTCAGCCCGTCACTTCTCAGATGATGAGAATGCACACTATCGGTTTCTAGAATTTACAAACAAGCTTACCATCCCTTACACACAACCTGACACACTTGTTCCATGCGATATGCAGTATCTTCATGATGAGTACGAATATCTCCGTCTCATCTCTGACATTCTGAAGAACGGAGAATCCCGTCCAGATCGCACTGGCGTTGGTACTCTCGCGCTCTTTGCAAAGCAGATCAGGTTCGACATCAGCGATAACATCCTTCCTCTTATTACGACAAAGTTCGTAGGATGGCGCGGGGTACTTAAGGAACTCCTCTGGTTCTTGCGAGGTTCTACAGATTCCAAGGAGCTAGAGGCACAAAATGTCAATATCTGGCGAGACAACAGCACTCGATCCTTCTTAGACTCACGCGGCCTCACACAATATCGCGATGGTGATATTGGGCCTATGTATTTCTATAACGTGTTCCATTATGGAGCCGAATACAAAGGTTGCGATAAAGACTACACTTCGACCGGTCACGACCAGATGGCAGAACTGATGAATAGCTTGAAGACTGATCCCTACTCCCGTCGTCACATGTTGACCACATATAACCCTGCAACTGTTAAAGATAGTGTATTGGCACCCTGCCATGGAATTGTGATCCAGTTCTTTGTATCTGGACCCATCGACGACAAACAACTAAGTTGTCATATGTATCAACGATCTATGGATACAGGACTAGGAGCTTGTTGGAACTTTGCGAGTTATGCCATGCTGACTCATATTATTGCTGCAAAAGTAGGAATGCGAGCTAAGGAATTGATTATCTCCACCGGTGATACACATATCTACAGCAATCATATCGTTCCTTTGAAGGAACAACTCGAGAGAACTCCATTTCCATTTCCACGATTCGAATTCGATACACATACAATCGCTCAGAAAGATTGGAATGAACTCACACCAGATGATTTTGATGTGACCGGATATTTCTCACACGCTGCAATCAAGCTACCTATGGCTGTATAACAAAACTAAAAACACTGTTTTAAACACCTCATGCTTTTTATTCCTGAACTCGTCTGAGTATATAAACAGAGTTCTGTCCCTACTATATAAACGAAACAGTCAGACGCATGCCTAGTCGCATTCCAACTTTGTCAAGCGCTCTATTCTTCATACCTGCGTATCTCGCCTACATCAATGCTACCCCACTTTTATCACTTGCATGTGCTGCGTGTGCAGTGACTAGTCTCATAAATCATGGAACCTTATGTATCTATACAGTCTTTGGCTACATAGATCGACTTGTAGTGAACTCAATAGGAGCACTCTATGCCCTAAACTGCATAAAGAAACTCAAAACTATCACACTAGCTCATCCATCAGCCATCTTCTACCTGTCCACACTCATCTTTGGAGCGCTCACTATCTACTTATATGCCTATTTGACCCAGCATGCACATTATCGGTATCATGCATTTATACACCTTTCTGCTGTTGTCGGAATCCTGTTCTACCTACAAGGCGAACTATATATAAGAGAGTATCTCTCATCTAAAGATGAATATGCTCGTGCTCGATCTCAAGGCCTTCTCTCTTGATAAACTACAGGTCAAGAAACCGTTCTGTTTATCAGAAAACAAACATCTATTTGAGCTGAAATATGACAACAATGATATTATCATACAATCACCACCATCTATATTACCCTATAAACCATCTATATATGATGATGGATATGGAAGCATTGTTGCAACCTACAATGAAGCAGCCGTCGATTTCATAGACACATTGAAAGAGATAGAAACAGCTGTGCTCACCCGAATAAGAAACAAGACCAAATACGCTCTTCTATTGGAGAGCAGGGAGCATCACTCCCCTATAAGTGATAAACGAATCCGTTATGTTAACACCGATATCAGTCAAGTTAGGGTGTATGATTTAAATGGGAAAGCAATCCAAGCAGGTATCGCAGGGCTAAGAAAAGATACAAAGATCACATTGATATCTCATATATCGGGGTTGAACATACGAGGAGATCGTTATGGTCTCCTCATCAAAGTTATTCAGATCCAAGTGTTAGACGTCACAGAGGTGAACATCACTATACCTGCTAATATACTGACCAATACAGAGCAGGATGATGCGTTGTCAGTCTATAAACGGATGTTCAAGATGGGTATTCCAAAGGAAGCCATAGAGCATAAGATGAGAATGGATGGTGTCACACTGGATATCAACCAGGTAATTGAACGTCAGCATAATATCACATCTTCACAACAACAAGATCCATCTGTGTCAGCTAGATGCATAGAAGAGATGTCCGTTTATGAAAGGATGTTGAAAATGGGGATTCCTAGACAAGCTGTGGAACATAAGATGAAGATGGATGGTGTTGACATAGCCAAGCTGACAATACAATCACGTCCAGGTCCAGCGCCACCTCCCCCTCGACCACCTCCTGCGCCCCCACCACCACCTCACCCAACCATATCATCCCATGATTCAGACAAGGCATCTGCTATGTTTGCAGACATCAAAAATGGAAACTTCAAGCTCAGAAAGGTCGGAGAGATTAAAACGCCAGACACTATCAAACTAGAACCAAAGAAGCCAATCATCAACACTGCAATGCTTGGCCCCCAGAAACCACCTTCGCTAAGTGAAATATTAGCTGCACGTAAAAATCTTCGGGCAATCAAGTAGTAGTAGATCCATGCTTCATAAAGAGCCATTCTTTTTAACATCAGATCAAGATGTATTTATGATCTATATTTTCGTTCGCGTAGGGTCTATACACGAGACCCCTCGACTAGGTGGTATATCTCACTGTGTAGAGCACATGATCTTCAAGTCTTCTGAAAAATATGACACCAAAGATATACTGAAGACCCTTACACTCGTTGGCAATATGTATAATGCAACAACCAATCGAGATCTTACAAATTACTTCATTCATACCACATCCGAAGGGGCAAGATGGAAAGATGCAACTCGTCTTCTCATGTCTATGGTATTCACACCCAAGATTGACGAGAAAGAATGGAAACGCGAAAAGAATGTAGTGCTTCAAGAACTGTATATGACAGCAGAACAAGAACATACTGAAGAGAATATATTCAAAACACTCATCTCTCATAAACATCCATATGCATATCCGGTTGGTGGCACCTATGAATCCGTCCGCAATCTTACAGCTAAGGATCTACAAGAGCATCATCGTCGTTTCTATTTTGATCCCGAAAGGGTGAGTATAGTGGTATCATGTCCGCACAAATTAAAAACAGAAGTAAAATCCCTATTCACCAAGATCTGTTGTTCGTGGCCCGTACAATCTATTCGAGTTCCAGATAACATACCTCCGATTGATATTGAACCCTCTATACAGTTTAAAAACAGATCTAGTGCCGAAAGTGTTACTATCTATATGACATTCCCTACGTACAACGTTCGCGAATGGAAGAAATTAGCTGCACAGAACTTATTGATGAACTGCCTGACTGAATCGGCTCTATACAGTATTCTGATGTATGAACTCCGAGAAAAAAGGGGCCTCGTGTATTCTATTAGGAGCGATACAGAGACGTATGATCACATGTCGATTAACAAAATTAAATTTTCGACACACAAACCCGATAAAATCTTGTATATAATAGGCAAGATAATGCGTGTGATTAACACAATAAAAAATGTGGGCCTAGAAGGCAAGACTTTCCGATTCTACAAGGAGAGTTATATCAACAGTTTGAAATATCTGATGACACGTCATGAGTATTACTTCTTGATATCTGCGTTTAATCATAACTATGGGGTCGAACACGTTTCTCGTAAAAAGTACATGGACTGGATAGAAAGACTGTCAAATCAGGATATTGTGCAGGCAGCACGCGACACATTCAATTTTACAAAAATGGGACTTTATATAGAAGGGAACCTCAAGCACGTCAACAGGGATTCCATAAAGCAGTTTCACACGAAAACCAGTAGCTCGCATCAGCAGACATAGCTATGATTCTGTCCAAGGCTTAAAATATACCAATATAGTAATGAGGCTGTTGCATGAAAATAAACCAATTATTCAAAGAGAAGGTGAGTGACGACCTGGCTCTCAAAATTGTTCGCAGCTTCGGTTTAGTTGATATGAATGATACCTCTCTTTTCTCCAAGAATGACATTATTAAAAATAAAACCATCGAATCTATATTGTCATTAAAAGATGAATTAGAGAAATACTATTTACCATGTAAGGCCAAATGCTATCTGACATCCATAGATGACAAGAAATGTATTACATTATTGCGACAAATACTGAGATTATTTGGCTTACAACTACAAACCCGACAAAAGTATGTTCAAAGTAAGAAAATGACTTTTTACAACATCACAAAAGAGAGTATGCCGATAGAGAGCACTGGCATAATGAAAGTTAATAATAAGCATCAGACAGTTGTAGCATTTGATTGATGCGATCAATTGATCTGTTATTGAGAGAGGGTAGTCTAGGTATGCATTCCCATAACTGATTCTTAAGATAAACATCTATCACAAATCTCTGTGGATACAGATATAGAATATTGCACCTATCATGATTAAACTTTGGAAGAACTGTTGACAGTGAGCTCGGTGGCAACACCAACGCTAACTGTAGCTGTGGAGTTATTTCTATATTATGTTTGTGTATGTTATCATCTTCTATGTCACCATCACCAGATGACACAAAGCGTGTCATATAGAGATCCATTACCGTGGGGGCAAAGTTATACCAATATGTCCATGTATTTGAACTTTTTTTATTGAAATAATAGTCTACTGTCCAATTGAGACCTTCGATATATTTGCTTGCTATAGATCTGTTGTTGGTTGTATTGTTTATTCCAAACAATTCGTGGTAATAGTAGTCTCTCCACTTTGGCGAACCCATATTCATTCTTTTCGATACAAGACTCTTTTGCACGTGAGGATAGTTTTCGATGCTAGCTATAAACCTATCAAGTACACCCGTATGCTTTTGGTTTATGAATGGTGTCTGTTTAATCCACTCATGATGGATTCGCATCATCTCATCATCCTCTATTGAATACAGCTTTTCAAATAGTTTCGTTAAGAACTGCTCATTGATTCTCTTTTCAGCACTAGCACCCACGCACTCAATCAAATGTTCACCTGTCTCATTTCTAATCTCTTTGTACACACGCTTTATCAACTCAATTCCTCCACTCTTTATTTTTAAGAAGCTGAGCCCCGGAAGGAAGTCATTCCCTAGCAGGAAGCACAGTGCCACATAGTCGTGCATGTAACGGACTACGCTAGCGTTAGTATCATCAGCTAATTCAGACCCGACATGCTGACGTAGCCCATCGATGTCTAAGAATTTGAAATATGATGTCCCTTCGGCTATATCCTCAAAAGTCGAGGACTCTCTCATCAGATACAGCTTTCTATCTAGTTCGCATGTAAGACTTAGCATAATCAAATCTGCATCGAGACCGTAAATCACATCTACGCCACCACCGCCACACTTCAATTCCTTTATATACCTAATCATCTTATGCTCCCCTTCTCCTGGTTCACTAGACCCAGAGACTATCACTCGGAAACCTAGTTCCTCTTGCTTTGCCTGTGAGAAGTAGTCAACTAGAAACCGATCCAACTCCTTCATGAACTCTGTTCCTGGTGTGATGATGTTTGAATCCCATTCTGATACCTTGATGCCGTGACGCTCCTTAAAGTCGTTGATCAGTGCGTTCCTATAAGCAGTCATATAACGCCGCTTACGCTGCTGTTGAATCTTCGCCAATGGTGCTACTCCATCGATTGCGATATAGAGCAACTCACTAGGTTTGCAGCGTAGAACAATCTGGTTGATCGTGTGATCTATGATCTTTGCAAAGATCTCTTCCCAAGACCCATTGCCACCGCCTCTATGAACGACCGCTGCACTACACATATGAATAATTGAGTTGAAATCCAGATACAGCCGATCAATACTGCAACCAATATCATTTACCACAACATCGACGTTCTTCTTGACGATGTGATAGAACAGAAATGGAATACCCATCTTGCGATCTCTGATCTCCAGATAACTTCGCGTACTGCCTCCGCCTTGATTCAATCTTGAAACGTCTCTTTATATGAGCTATTCAATTTTTTCTCTGAGAAGATAAAATGGCCAAAACCCCAATGAACCTTTCTAAACCGGCATTCCTTGCTGCCGTTTCTTACATCATCATGGCTTTCGCTGTGATCATGCCGTTCAACATTGGTGATGGTTATGCTTACAGCTTTGGCTACCGTTTCCTGCTACTGCTGATCCTCCTCATCCCCATCGCTCTCTCTATCTACTCTGTGAACTGCATGTATGTGGGTAAGTGCTATGTGTGGAGCTGGGTAAATGCCGTAGTAATTGCTGTATGGGTACTCCTATTCGTACTTGCTGCAGTGCTGGCCTCATCTCGCCCTCTACCAGCTGCTACAGCTGACAAACCCATGGAGCCCGAGCCTTATATGCCCTACAAGATCTAAATCAGACGAACCAAAATTTGAAACTTGTTTAAACGCTTCTTTTTATCACGTCAGTATTGAGTATAGCACAGACCATGACTGTAACTCTCAATACCTCTAAACCGATCCTCCTCTTAGACGGGAGCTATTATGTCTTTTATAGATATTATGCTGTATATAACTGGTGGCGTAAGCAGGATAGCTCAAAGGAGTCTCGAGCTATGAACGACTTGGTTTTTAAGGAGAAATATGCAAAGATGTTCAAGAATACATTGACCAACTTGATGAAGCTCTATGATATTCCAAAGAACAACTGCCTGGTCGCTAAAGACTGTTGTAGAGAAGATATTTGGCGCAACAATCATACGACTGCTTACAAGGCCACGCGCAATGAGGTTAGACAGACTGATACATTTGATCCAGAAGCTTTCACCCAGGCATATGATATAATCCTACCCGAACTCGAATCGGCAAAGATCTGTCAATCTATTAGTATTAAGAAGCTTGAAGCCGATGACGTTATCGCGGTTGTTACCAAAGAAATCCTAAAGCACAACCCACAAGCCGATATAACTATTATCACAAACGACAATGACTATATTCAGCTTCTTGCATGTACATCTCCACCACCCGAAAACCTACGTATCATCAATCTACAAGGAAAGGATATCTCCAAGCGCGTGGAAACAGAGGTATCAAAATATCTCCTCTTCAAGACCATTATCGGAGACAAGTCCGATAATATCCCTTCTATAGCTGCGAAGATCGGTCCGAAAACCGCAGAGAAGCTAGCTTCCAATCCAGATGAGCTTGATAAACTTTTCGCCAAGAACCCAGCAGCTAAAGAGCAGTTTGACAAGAACGACCTGCTTATTAACTTTGAAAAGATCCCCGTTGATCTGTCTGATCGAGTGCTAAAGCAGCTCACACTGCAATAGACATCAAACAGCTAAAAATTGAATCATCTTTTATCTATGTAGTGCGTTTGAATAGCATATAAAGAAATAGCGCTTCATTATAAGCGTTGAGGGCAGAAATGACCACATCGGCTTCAGGAAAACTCGATGACTTATGGAACCTCTTTGCAACCTTTCAGGACGCTGAAGACAACACAAACACAAACAGTAAACAGACGCACTCACACACTTTACTTTGTCAGTTTTGTAATAGTTCAGATATCATTCTAGAAGAAGCTTCGTATATCTGTCAGATTTGTAACTCCTTACAGGAGCGGTTCATTGATACAGGCGCAGAATGGAGATATTATGGTGCAGATGATCACAAGACATCTGACCCAACGCGGTGTGGCATGCCAACGAATGATCTATTCCCTGGTTCGTCTCTTGGAACAGTTATTGGAACAAAGGCTGGAGAGAGCATGATGATGAGAAATATCCGCCGCCAACACTTTTGGAGCTCTATCTCATATCGCGAGCGGGCTCTTTACCACAATCTAGAAAACATCAATATGAATGCATCCAGTAATGGGATTCCTCAATCCATTATCGATGATGCCAAGGTTATATACAAGAAGATGTCGGAGAGTAAGATCACACGTGGAGAGAATAGGAATGGAATGATTGCAACAAGCATCTATATGTCTTGCAAGAAAAACAAAGTACCCCGACTACCAGAAGAGATTGCGGAGATATTCAAAATCAAGGATACAACTGTGGTAACCAAAGCGTGCAAGAAATTCCAGGATCTGATGCGAGTCAATATCGAAAACACTACTCCAGAAGATTTCATCAATCGGTTTGGAAGCAAGATCAATATGTCTCCAGAGCTCCGAGACTTATGCAAGACTATTCTAAAAAGAGCAGATGAATTAGGGCTCCTTAGCAACAACATGCCTCAATCTGTAGCAGCGAGTGTAATGTATCTCGTCATCGTTATATGTGGTTTGGACGTAGATAAGACAGTGCTTACAGACGCTTGTGGTATTTCTCAGGTGACCATTGTAAAGTGCTACAAGAAACTCTATGAAAACAGAGGCAAGCTACTTCCAAGAGAGGTTATTTACAAATACAATGTTACTTAGTCACACGGCCAACAAGCAGCACTAAAAGAAGACTGGCCAGAGCCCAAGCTACAGGAAGCCAGATTGGAACGAGCATCTGTTTTGGAATAAAGTGATATGACCACATTCCGTATTTTATGCATATGTATTCGACAAATGTCATCCAGAAGCCGAATCCAATCAGTAGCAGTATGAGTCTCCAATCTAGCTTAAGATTTACAATTAGGGCAATGAATAGAATAGAGAACACAAAAGCAAGAAGCGTGGGTCTTTTTCTCAATCCAATTGCAGCTATGAAACATAGAGTAAAAAGCACAAATGTAACCAATTCAGCACCTGTATACATCTCCATCGCCAATGCACTTGCGCACTTATTTATGGTGTACAAATTTATTTGTATCTTCTCTACCACCCAATGCAGCAGCACTCAAATATCTAAATATAAAAGAGAACAGCATGTCGCAAACCACTGGGTTAGACAGAACAACACACACTGACGCATTTTATACTTCACCAGAAACTGCATCTGCACTGATAGCCAAAGTTGCTAAACATTATGATCTCTCCAGCTTTGATCATATCATAGAACCATCAGCAGGAGCAGGAGCATTTTCTGATTGGTTTAGAAAACATAAACTGCCAATCAAAGCATACGATATAGACCCCAATTCACGTGCAAAGTATATCAAAAAACAAGACTTTCTTGATCCTCAGTTTACCCCCATAAAACCCATCAATAAACGTGTTCTGACAATCGGCAATCCTCCATTCGGTAGACAGAGTACTTTAACTAAGCAGTTTATCGTAAAAGCCTCATCATATTCCAGTGTGATTGCATTTATACTCCCCAAAAGTTTCAAGAAACCTTCGATGACCGCCGCATTTCCACCCAGTTTCCATAAAGTCGCTCAGTATGATATGAACATTGCCGAATCCACATTTTACATCAATCATCAACCACATCATGTACCATGCATCTTTCAGATATGGGAACGCCGAGAGTACAATCGCAAACAATCAAATACTACTCCCATTTCACAATATTTCACATTTGTCAACTCAAAATCCCAAGCTGATTTCGCAATCCGTCGTATTGGAGTCTATGCCGGACGTCTATATCCAAATCTAAAAGATACTACTTATTCCATCAATTCACACTATTTTATAAAACTGCATCCAGATATATCTAAACATGCGTTTGCAGCAACTTATAATGAAGAAGTCAGATTCGCACACAATAATACAGTTGGCCCCAAATCAATATCAAAACCAGAACTAGTAGCAAAAGTCAATAAACTCAGCTTATAGATTATATCCATCCCAATACATTTTGGAACACACTTCTGTTTAGTTGTTCATTTCGTTTTCTCAGTATACATTAGACTATAGAATGTATACAAGAGACATTAGAAAGCTTGCAAAGAACGCA